ATTATTGGTCACAATGATTTAGATCCAGAATTTATTGATCCTGGATTTGACGTAAGAGATTACGTTGAGGATGTTTTCAATAAGAAGTCTTTATTTGCAGATCCATCTGTTGGTACAGCATTTGAACCAGCAGAAATTAATTCAACGGTATTACCATGACTACAGAAATAGAAAGAGATCAAGTAAATCAATCACAGGGAATAAAGACAGAAGGCTTTAACGATCCTACTGGAGAATATCCTCGTAAAGATTATTTCTTTGGAACTTCAATTAATGCTGCAGCTCGTGGTGCAAAAGTAAATGAGTTATACACTGGTGGTGGAGAATTAAATGTATCTATCGATTTACCAGATCAAAGAGCATCAGAATATCCACATAACCAAGTACAAGAAACATCATCACAGATCAAAGAGCATCAGAATATCCACATAACCAAGTACAAGAAACATCATCAGGTCATGTGATTGAGATTGATGATACGCCAGGCGGTGAAAGAATACTCATTAAACATAAGTCTGGTTCTGGAGTAGAACTCAGAGCAGATGGTAGTACAGTACACAGTTCAAAAAGAAATCGCGTTGAAGTTGTTGGAGGCGATGATACAGTTATCGTTGAAGGTACAGCAAAACTTATTTACAACGGTAATTTAGATGTAGAAGTAACTGGAGATTATAACTTGACTGTCGGTGGTAACATGGCAGTAAAAGTAAAAAATGGTTTAGATGAAGACATATACGAAAATAGAGTTACTACTGTTCATGGTAATGAAAGAATTAGTGTTGACGGTGCATCATCTAAAAGTGTTGTTGGAACAAACACACTTACTTCTTTAGGCAATCATAACGTATTTGTAAAAGGAGAAAGAAAAGATTATGTTGAAGGTGATGTAGACTTTAGTAGTAATGGAAAAGTTAGACAATCTGGACAAACGTATGCAATTGCAGCAAAAACAACTGCAATGTTTACAGGTAATTCAATTAGTGTTACTGGTAATAAGGGTGTAGTTGGTGGTGATTTAGTCGATCACTTAGGTAGAACTTATTCTGGACTCGGTGTTGGTAAAGCTACTACAATGTATGGTACACTTGTTGGAACAGCGAGTAGTGCATTATTTGCGAATAAAGCTGGAGCAACTCCATTTGCTGATTATGCTACGACTGCTGGAGCTGCACCAACTGGAGCAGCTATCGCAAAATCACCTGCGAAAAAAGCTCTACTCTTTGTCAAAACACCATCTGCAGTTGATAAAACAGGAAGTACACCAATTGTCACTGGTTTACTTGCATCATCAAACTATGGTGTTAGAAATGTAAGTATCGATCCAAATAATCTAATTAAAGATAATCAGACAAGAGCACGATATCAGAACTTGTTAAATCATGAGCCAAACATTCATGAGATCAGACACTTATTAAGAAGTAATTCAAGTGGCGGTTTACTTGCAGACCAATTAGTAAAAGAAAATAAAATTAATGTTAAGTATGCTGATGCAATGCCAGCAGATGAAAAGATTGAAAGATCTGTTGGAAGACAACCAACTTCTAGGTTTGGTTATGATGCAATTGGAAATAATGCAATCGAAAATAGAAGTAAACGATTTATACCAGCTGAGAGAAAATAATGATTATATTAGTTGACCCATTATACAATCCAAATTTTAGAAGTGCAATAGAATCTTCTACTCCACTTGGTCCTGGAATAACTGTAGCCAAATTTATTGGTGCACCAGGAACACCAAGCACAATGCAAGATTATAAAGGAAATGAATTTCAGTTAGCAAGAAACTTATATTTGCAAGCTGAGGCAATGAGAATTGTGCATGATAATAAAAATTTTAGCTCCATTCGATTAGTACCGACTGATGTACAAACGAATGGACAAATTGTCGGTTATCAAGTTGTTGGTAAAGACGGTAATGTTGATATACCACAGACTTTTGATGTAGCAGAATTTTGGAAAGATTATATTAATTTTGAAAAAATACAATTGTGGTATGATCACTTTAATCCTGACGGTTCTTTAAGTGTTTCTATCTTATTACACATGCCATCTGTGCCTGAATCTTTTGACGTATCATTTAGTGGTCAAATAGAAACTTTGTACAATAACTATGTTCAGGCAACAAATGAATTAGTAGAATTTTCTTAATAGTATTATAAATAATGTATTATGGCACGAGCATTATCAGCAGAAGATCAAAATCTAACATCGAGTATATTAACTTCTCGAGTTAGAAAGTATAAAGATATAGATTTAACGTTTGCAAAAAAGCAAACAGGTGATGTCTATAAGAAAGAAGATGCTGCAGCTGTTAAGCAAGCTATTCGTAGTCTTTTATTAACAAATAGACTTGAGAGACCTTTTCAACCTGCATTTGGTGCAAATATTAGGTCTTACTTATTTGAACTCATTGGTACTGATACTCCTAATGAAATAAGAAGAAACATAATTACTTCAATAGAGATATTTGAACCTCGTGCTGAGATTTTAGGATTAAGTGTATTTCCTTTAGAAAATAATAATGAAATACGAGTAAACTTAATTGTACAAGTAAAAAATACAACTCAACAAATTAATTTTTCATTCGTAGTATCGAGGTTAAGATAATATGGCAACAACAATTAAATCTACAGCTTTAGATTTTAATTCAATTAAAAATAATCTAAAGACTTTTTTAGCAGCACAAGATGAGTTTGCTGATTATGATTTTGAAGCATCGGGCTTATCAAACATCCTCGATGTTTTAGCTTATAATACACACTATAATGCACTTATAGCAAATTTTGCTTTAAATGAATCATACTTAGGTACAGCACAGTTAAGAAGTTCAATTGTATCTCTTGCAACAGCAATTGGTTACATACCAGATTCACGCATTGCATCTCGTGGAACAGTTAATTTAAGCATCACTATACCTTCATCTGATACACGACCTGATATCGTAACAATGCCAATTAACACCAAACTTACTTCTACGATAGATGATACAACTTATACCTTTCAAACGAGAGAAGAATTAACAGCAACAAATGCAAGTGGAACATATAATTTCCAAACTGCCGCTGGAAGCAGTTCAATATTGGTGTATGAAGGAGCACAAAGAACTAAGACTTTTATTGTAGGTCCATATTCTGAAAACTTAACCTATGTTATACCAGATGCAAATATGGATATTACAACTGCAATCGTAAAAGTATATGATTCACCATCATCTTCGCTTTACACAACTTATACAAATATAGCCGATGCTCAAGAATTAACTTCAGCTTCGACTGTATACATCTTAAAAGAAGCTCCAAATGGTTATTTTGAATTAACATTTGGTGACGGTAATACCTTAGGTGTTACACCGACTGCAGGTAAACAAATTGTAATTGATTACTTATCAGTTTCTGGCCCAGATGCAAATGGTGCTTCTACATTTACACCATCTACTCAGCTAAGTGTTGGTGCAGAAAATTATACTATTTCTGCTACTACCGTTGCTAACTCAACAAGTGGTAAAGTAAAAGAATCAATAGAATCAGTTAGAAAAAATGCACCATTCTTATATGCATCACAAAACAGAATGGTTACTTCTACTGACTACTCATCACTTATTTTGAGAAATTACTCTACGCTGATTGATGATATTAATGCATGGGGTGGAGAAGAAAATACAGAACCTAAATTTGGTTCAACTTATGTTTCTATTTTATATGATACAGACGTAACAGATGCACAAAAGACAGCAACAGAAGATGGTATCAGAACACTTGTTCGAGACTTAGGTGTTATATCGTTTGATGTAGAATTTGCAGATCCTGCTATTACCTTTGTTGAGGCAGATGTATTCTTTCAATTCAATCCTAAACTTACAACTGTATCAGAAAATACAACAAGAACAAATGTAAGACAAGCAATCATAGATTACTTTGAAGATACTGTGTTGTTTAATACTACAACAAATGCTGGTAAATTTAAAAGAGCATTTAGAAGATCAAACATGTTAACAGATGTTGACGCAGTAAGTACTGCTGTGTTATCATCAAGAGCAGATATTCGAATGCAACAAAGATTGAATGTATCGACACCAGGATTAGCAGCTGATTCAACTGTTGTTGGTAGTATCTTATTATCAACTTCTAGAACTTATACTCTTACATATCCAACAACTATTGCTGCTCCTGACGATGTAAATTATGTTATAACAAGCACTAAATTCACATATAATGGAGTACTTTCAGAATTAAGAAACAGATTAAATTCAAACGTATTAGAAATTGTAAAAGCATCTGATGGATCGGTTGTTGTTGATAACATTGGTAGTTATAACACCACTGCTGGAACAGTTACACTTGAAGGATTTGCTCCATCTGCAATTACTGGAAGTTACTTAAAGATTGCAGCTGTACCTGCTAATCAATCAGTGATTGCACCAACAAGAAATGATATTGTTGGTTATGACGAATCACGAAGTGCTGTAAGAGTTGTAGAAACAACAGCACAAACTTAGGTAAATCATGTCGCATAGATCTTTTGTAGATAAGAAAAGAAGAGAAATTAACTTATCGAAGTATGAAGTTAAGTCTGTTCTGCCTGAGCATTTCCAAGAAGATTATCCAAAATTAGTTACTTTTCTTGAGAAGTACTATGAGCAATTAGATTCTGATTCACCTGTAGAATTATTAAAACACTTATACGAAAAGAAAGATATCATTGCAACTGATGTTGATTTACTTCAATATATTGAAGATGAATTACTTTTAGGTCAATCATACTTTCAGGGTTTTAGTAATCCAAGAGCAGCATCTGAATTTGCAAGTACTTTATATCGTGCAAAGGGATCTAAATTTTCTATAGAGCAATTCTTTCGTATGTTTTATAATGAAGATCCAGATGTCGTGTATGGTAAAGATTTGATATTTAAACTCAATGATTCTGCATCAGAAATTGGAGTCACAACTGATAAAAGAATAACAAACAATAAGTTATATCAAATCTTTGCTATATTAATTAAGATTGGTTTACCCGTATCAGATTGGGAATCAATCTATAAATTATTTGTGCATCCATCAGGTATGTATCTTGAAGGATTAGTACAGCTAGTTAATGAGGCAGATTTAGAAGTTGATAATATGCCAGATGTTATACCTTCACCAGATGAACCAATTGCAGTAGTTGGAGAAGGATTTGCTGCTGTAGCTGGACTTGGTGAACAAACAGAAATATTCTTTGGTGATAGTGCTAATGATCAATATAGATTGAATCTTGGAGATACGATATCTCTATACAGCACAATGACAATACAACAAATTGCAGATCAATACTCAACACTTGTTGAACAAGTTGAATCTAACGCACCAACATTTGATGAAGATCACGATGCTGACTCAAGTGGTGTAGGATTATCTAATACATTTGAAACTATCGACCAAGAAAGATATTTCTGGTGGGATCCTGATTCTGCTGATTATCAAGTGCAAATAATTCAAAGAGATGACTCAGCTGACTAGTAAAATGTGTATAAATAAAACCATAATATAGGAAATTAAATTGGCAAGACAAAATTTAAATCGAGGAACAACAGCAAACGACGGAAGTGGTGATACACTTCGTCAAGCTGGTTTAAAGATTAATCAGAACTTTTCTGAATTATATTCTAAACTAGGAGCTGGTGTAGCTGATGCAAATAATCTATCAACCGTTATGGGTTTTGATAGTAGTGCACTTACGTTTGATAGTGCAAGTTATACTGTATCACTTAAAGCAACTACACCTACAGCAAACAGAACAATTAACTTGCCAAATGCAAGTGATACTCTTGTAGGTTTAGCAACTACAGATACACTTACAAATAAAACATTAACAGGTCCAACAATCAACGGTGGAACTTTAAACACACCTAAGATTGGTACATCGATTGATGATACAAATGGAAATGAACTATTTACAGTTTCTGCAGCAGGTTCAGCTGTTAACGAAATAACAGTTGCAAACGCTGCTACAACAAATGGTCCATCGCTATCTGCTTCAGGTGGTGATACAAACATTAATTTAAATTTAATTGCTAAAGGTAATGGTTCAGTCGAATTAAGTAAA